TCTTGAGCCAAAAGTCAAAAACCTGATCGAGCGTGGATATACTCCCGAAACTATCGACTCTTACGCTCGCGGCGAAGCCCCTCCAGAGGGAGGCCGGGAAGCGAAAAAGGAAGATATAGAAGAGATCATGTCGCGGAGTTTTGGGGTCGGACTCAAGAAAAAGGAAGGATTCAATATTAACGATCCTCGCCAAGTAATGGCCGCAGCCCGTGTGCTCGATGACTTGGATCTTGATTGGATCTCCCGAACCACCGGGTCTTGGTATGCCAACGTGTTCAGCATGAAGACGGTGATGGTCAACCTCATGTCTATTCCATTTGCTGGCTACCGCATGATCGGTGAGCGGAGCGCAGAAATGATTGTCAACTCTCTGGTCAAAAATCCCAAGAACGCTCAGTTTGGGGAGTTCAAATATATGGCCGAGGGGTTGAAAACCTACTACGCAATGGCTTTCACTCAAGGCTATCTCGCATTCGATACTGAACGCGCTTACTTCAATGCCTTTGCAAAGGGCAAAGGGGGGCCATACGAGCAAGCCGCTGGAGAGTCACATGAAGACGTTCGTGGCTATCAAATGGGCCACCTGATGGATTACTTTGACATTGCGCTCGAAAAGGCCGGGGTAAACATCAAATACCCTAATATGATTCGGCGAGCGGCAGGTCAAAAGGGCGCCATGAAGAAACTTGAATTAGGCAAAGCCAGTCGTGGCATATTGCGATTCAATATGGGGGTTGACGAGTTTATGCGTTTCATAATCGCGGGGACTGAAGTCGGAGCAATCGCTTATCGTCTTGGTCGCTCCAAGGGCCTTAAAGGCGACGCGCTCAAGGAGTTTGTTAAGATGGAGATGACTGTTCAAGGCTCCAGCTCTTGGGAAATGGCAGCGGATCAGGCTGACATTAGCGTATTCACGAAAGATTTGCCTGACAGCTACAAGAATACCCCAAAAGGTCCGCTTGAACTCTTCGCGTATTTAGCAAACAAGTTCGACCAGTCCCTCAAGAATGTCGATAAGGCTCTTCTCGGGGAGAAAGTCATGCACCGCTCGACCAGCGATGGCATGAGCAAGCTGACAAACATCGCTCGACTCGACGCGATGCGTGTTGGTGTAAATCTCACCCGAGTAACCCTGATGCCATTTACTCGCGTTTTGATGAACATCATTCGGGAAGGTGGATCGCGTGTTCCTAACCCACTTACCGTTGTCATTTCTCTCCAAAGAATGTGGTCATACATGGCCAATAATCGTGGCAACCCTGACCCAGTAGCTGCAAAGGCCGTTTCTGACTTCAGCTCTCAGATGCAGTCAATGCTTATAACGTATATGATTTACGGGATGGTCGAAGGAGATGAAGACGACCGGGAGAAATTCATACTAATGACTGGGTCCATGCCAAAGTTTGGCCCTCAAGCCACCGAGAATAAAGCAGCAGCCCAAAGAGAGGGCATGGGACCATATCGGATCAGAGTGGGAAATCGGACTTTTGAATATGGACGCATAGACCCGCTTGCGCTCACTCTCGGAACCACGATTGACCTTATACGAGAGTTTAAGCTGAATCGTCGCGGTGAAAAAGATATACCTGAGTCTCTACAAACTCTCGCCTTTGACACTGTAGTTGGCCAGCTTACCGACAAGACAATGTTGCGCGGTATCAACGATACGTTCTCAATGTCAACTGGGAAACTTCCTGTCTCTAAGTTCGCGGCGCGTCAACTTACAACTTTCATCGTCCCGAACATTATTCGTCAACCTCTCCGCGATACCAACACCTACTACGATCACAACCTGTCCGAAGGTGGCTGGGCTGGCTTCCAGAACACATTGCTCTATGAGATGTATCCGAACGCTGAGGACAAGTTGGGAGGAGCAATACCAAAAAACCCTTGGAGCATTCCACCGTCTGGCATTGACGCTTATGGAGAGAAGAAGAAGCGCCCCAACATTTTGAGCGATAAAAGCTCGATGCTTACTCCTCTTGATTGGATTTTCCGTCCGCAGAACTATACGCCAAACCGCTTTGATCAAACTGTGCGCCGTGAACAGCGCCGAGACCCCGGAAACGAAAATATTAAGATGCCCGGAGCTGTCTCCAAAAAATATACTTACAAGAATCCCTCTACTGGTCAGAGCGAGAGCCATAAGATGAGTGGCGAGCAAACCGAAATATTCCACCGTCTTTACCGTCAGTTCTGGCGTCAGGAGCGCGGATCTGCTACAACAGCCGAGGGAATCGCAAGCGCCAAGAAGAATGCGTCTGAACTTGCAAGAGCAGTTGCAATGAAAGATCCTCGCTTTTTGAAGGCGGCTCGGGAACAATCCAGAAAGAAAAAGAAATGAGCGAACAATCGACATCAGATAGCGGCCACCAGAGCCAAGTTAAAGCAGTAGCGGACAACCTGTTTCCTTCTCCCAAGGACCCAACTGCTGGAGGCGGAGAAAAAGATAAGCCCAAAGTGGTTTTTGATACGCCTTTACAGCTCAGTTCTGAGCAAGAGAAGCGCATGGTCGAATACGCCATGGGTAGAATCCAGAGCCTTGAAAAAGAGCTTGGGCGCACCGATACCTCTCAGGCTAACTGGTATGGACGAGGCGAGGACGACACTGTAAAAAGCGCGGCAGGATCGTTCATGGGTAAGCGTCAGCTCTACGAGATGACTTTCCACAACCAAATTGACTGGCGCTCATATCTGGTAGGAGGAATTTTCGCTGAATCAAACCTTACCGTTCCCCTCTCTCGACGCATTGCTCAGCAGCAGATTGCAAGGGCTACCAACTACTTCCTTGGCACTGACCCTTGGTTCGGAGCCTACCCAGTGGGCGCAGCCGACGAGGACGAGGCCCGTCTTACCGATAAGTATTGCAAACACAAAGCTCGTCAGGCTGATCTCAAAGGATGCGTCATGGGCGCCGTCGAAGGAGCTATCATTCGTGGCGAGACAGTGACAAAAACCGTCTACCGTCAGGACTGGACTCAATTCCAGAAAAACGCGACTGTCGCAATAGACGACTCGGGGACTCCTTATGTTGCAAGCGATGCTGATTATATCTACCCCTACGACAAATGGGCTACTGTTCCGAGCAGGATGCCGAGTGAGGAAGAGGAAATGATGATGGAGCAGGGCCAAGCTCCTGATATTCCAATGCTGTTCGTCCTGCAACGTGACGGCCAGACGCAACTTCCAGAAGGAGTAAGTGATCCTTCACAGCTAAACTTTGTAGAGCAAATTGTTCCTCGCCAGCAAGTCCGATACCGTGGCGCCGACGCTAAGCCAGTATACTACAAAGACTTCCTTGCTCCTTTAGACGCTCATAGCCTCGATGAAGCTGATTGCGTCGTTCACCTTTACGATAAGCCAGCAATCGAAATTGCCTCCATCTATGTTTCGGCGCTTGAGTCAAACGATCAGACTACCCGCGAGACCGCTTCAAAGATTTTTGAATCGTTGCAAGAGCTGACAAACTACGATGACCAGCCTAAATCTCGAGGCTCTATGGAGCGTCCTGAACTGGGAGAATCAGCCGGGAACGACAAGGGTAATGATGAATCATCCGAGCCTGACGCCCGTAGTGGCGAGCCCGTGGTGGAGATTGCTGAAGTTTATATGCACTTCGACGCCAACGAGGATGGGGTGCAGGAAGACATCGTTCTGATGCTCGACAAAGCCAATCAGCGCCCACTTTTCTACGATTACGTCGCAAATAGGACTCCGCACGGTCGCCGCCCTTTTAAGGTTACTCGCGTGAACCGTGTTGAGGGACGCTGGCACGGCATTGGAACTATGGAAATCTTCCAGCCCTTGCAGGAAGTCGTTGACCTCCTTACAAACCGCTGGAATCTCTCACAGTCTCGCTCGGGGCAGGTGGTATTTTGGAATCCGGAACTCACGTTAGAGGGAGAAGAGAACCCTCATCTCGACCTTAATGGGGGCCAAACATATACGCCAAAAGGGAATATTAACCCAGAAATGATTCTGAAGGTAATCCCTCTTTATGACATAAAAGGGCGAGAAATCTACAAGGAGATCGAGTTCTTCATGCAGGTTGCAATCAACATGTCGGGAGTCTCTCATGTCAATGATGCCGCCATGCTGGGTATGGACACTGCCAAGCTCGCAACCGGGGTTAAGAATATTGAACGTAGTGGTCAGGAAATGTTCTCAATCTACCTCAGTCAGTTGCAAGACGGGCTTGAGGAGGTGCTCCGGGACTTCTGCATTTACACACTGGCTTATCTCGATCAGACCGAGGCGTTCCTTTACACCGAGGATGAGAAAGTCCAGATGCTTGAGTATTCTCCCGAGAATGTTGAAGGCCAGATGGATCTTGATATTAGGCTGGAGATGACCCGCTACAAGAACGAGCAGGACTTAGTGCAGGCTCAGCAAGCATCTGCCAAGGTAATAGAGTTCTACTCTCTGCCTCCCGAGTTGCAACAGCGCACAGCGACCCTGTATCGACAAATGCTTAAAGCGATGCAAGTGGCTCACGTTGATCAGATTATCCAGCCGGGATACCAGATTCCAGCTCAACCACCATCCGGAGGACAAGGAAGCTCGACAGCGCTAAATACTTTGGATAACATGCCGGGGCAGCAACCGCCCGTGGTATGAGCCAAATCAATCCTAAGAAGCAAGCCTACGACACCGCACAGAAACTCGGCGAAGCCGTCGAAGTTATGAGCGACTCTGCCGGATGGAGGGAATACTTTATCCCAAAAATGGAAGAAAAGCGCGAGGAGGCACAGCAAACCATCAATAAGAAGGGCGTCGAACAGCGAGAGGCAGATCACGCACGGGGGATTATGGAGCTTGCTGACTATGTTATTGGATACGGAGAAGAGAAAAAGAAGCAGGCGCTCACAATAATGCGGAAAAACACTACTGCGAAGTTGACTTAATCTTGTCTTCAAGAAAGTCCACGAACGCCTTCATGTGGGCAGTAGCTCTTTCCCTGCGGGCTTCCGGGCTCGGCAAATCAATCATCATTAGTCCCCCGAAGTTGACCGTGACGTAGCGCAGCAATCCTTTATGGTATTCTGGGATTATTTCTTTCGGGTGAGCATAATCCATTGTGTATGATCGCGAAGTTTCTTTGTTGATCTCGTAATCGAGAACCGCCTCAGGTCCGAACGCTTCCCGAAATATCTCTCGGTGATACACATCCTCAAATTTGCACTGATGGTCCTTGAATCTCCCCATTTTTTGCAATGCCGCAATCTCTTGCAAAGATTTTCTGCGCATCAAATAACACCAGCCATGAACAGCGTCACGACGGATACTTGCCGCCATAATCATGTTATTGCTCCCAAGCCACATAGGGAGATCCGCCCCGGTGACAATCACATCGGAGTCTATCTTGCAAAGTATGTCGGTTCCAACCTCGCTTGCAAAATCCGCAAAGGCCGCGCATTGGCTGGCCATGTGGTTGCGAGTAAAATTGCTGCGTTCTTTAGTTGACTTCCCCCGCTCCCAGTCACTCTTTCGGTAGCAGACTCCAAGTTTCACTAACTGTCGAGCAACTTTCGGCTGCATAGGCCAGTTTGCATCATCAAGAATAAGTATGGGCGCCTTTGGGTAGAACAGCCGTATGGAGCGAACTGCTTGCACGGCCATGTGCTGATCTCGCCAGAACGAGATCATTGCAAAAGCAATACTGGGTGCTTTTTTTGGTATTGAAGCTACAACTTCCTCCGGGAGAGAGAAATTAGCCGCCGAAGTATGAGTCGCTGTAATATGGGGGCGTGTAGATAAGAATGCTGTTTCCTTGTTCATAGACTTTTGTTGCCCCTCCTCCGACGATGTGTCTGAATTCATGTTTGTAGTTATCGGTATTAAATTGCTTGTAGACTCGGCCTTTATTCTCAGCTTGGTATGTTAGGTTGTCGTGCAGCCAGCGATACCATGAAATGTCTCCAGAGTGGAAGATGCGAGGAACCAGCCTGTCGCCCCCTCCGCTTTCAATACTAAATAGCTTCCACTTGTAGGTGCCATCTCTGCCTGATGTTACCCCTCCCTCAGGTGGCTGGAAGGGCTCCACCTCAGGCTCCGTCTCGGTAATTTTGAAAGATGTGGGAACTCCCGAGTTGTCGGTTTTCATTTCAAGATACCAATCCTGACCGTAGCTTACACTGATTTGGGTTTTGTTGTCGCAGCGCTCTACCCTGTAGTGATCACCCGTGTGGAGGTCATGAATGGAGCCATAGTAGACTTTCATATACCACTGAGACTGCCCGCCATCACCCGGAATCTTATTATTGGATTGATACAGCGTCGGGTAGAAGGAGTGAGTAGTGTTGTCGGTGGCGGGAAGAAACGGGCATGCGTAGTATTCTCCATTCACAATCTCAGAGCCTTCGATAGACCACTTTGCAATATTCCAAACAACGCCATCGTTGACACTTGCTGGAGGGGTGGGAGCGGCTTCGTCAGCACCTTTTACGGTAATTTCCGCATCGTATCCATCGAGCTTTAGCCATGCCCCATATTCGCCGTCGCTGAGGCCCTTGCCGTCTCCTTCCTCGGGGTCCATTGGCTTGTCAAGGCGAACTCCCTCAAACTTAGGCGTAACAGGAATCAATCCTCCGCTGTCTCCTCCGGGGAGAAGAAGGTATGCAGGCCGGAAATAGACTGTGATTTTGTCGTTTTCACCCACATAGAAAACAGGTTTTAGGCACCCACCTGTCCCTCCCTCAAGACCACCTTCTTTCCGGGAAAGGACTGTGTGTCTGTATCCGAGGAGATCGGTAATCGAGTTTTCCTCAAACATGTGCAAGTATTGGAGAACTCCTTGCAACTTGCCTCCTTGTTCATTTCCGGCGCTGGCATTCCCCCGAAATAGGTCTCCGGAGTCAAAATCACCAACATCGAGACCCACGGGCGGGCCTTGCATTGGCGGGCTTTGAAAATCTGCTGATGGTAGCCTTCCCTCACCTGAACTCATATTTGCAACTTTACTCTTGCAAAATACAAAAGAAAGCCCAAAGATGACTTCTATGATGAGTCAGGCGAACGCCGATTCCCCACAACAGACGGCGACAGCGGAGGCGGATGCCCCGACTATCGATAGCAACCACGAAACTACAACCACAACACCCGAGGTCGGAAATCAGACCGAAGGGGGTTCGGGCGAGGCGGATTTGCAAGAATCCACCCCGACACTGGACGAGCGGATTGCAAATGTAACAGATCCTGCGGACTTTGAGGCCATGATGGCTGAAGTTCAACAGAATCCTAATTCATTTGCAAACCCCAACGAAGACCAGCAACCCGACAATCAGCAAGCCCAAGGAGAGGATCAACCCCCTCCGGAGGGAGAAGTTGAGCAGGAGGAATCCGCTAACGAAGAAGCTGAGCAGTCGGAAGTTGATGAGATCGAAGAAGGGGAAGCCGACGAAAGTGAAGAGGAAGAAGAAGAGGAGTCACATCCTCGGTTTCGACTTCGCCCATCGGATAAGGTGGATGCTGAGGCAATGCGCATAAAAAAGGCCGCTGAGGCCGCTGGAACAGCCCTAAACCTCTCTGAGGCTCTGGAGCTTGCAAAGCGGAATCTTGGGGTTGAGGAAAATCCTAATACCTACACTGAAGATTCGGAAGAATCTGAATATGAAGAGCATGAGGAAGACCCAACTCAAGGAGTTACCTTCGCGGAGGCGAAAGCCGATCTCAAAGATTTACGAAAAAAAGCATCTCAAGCCCTTCGCGAAGGAGATTTGGACGAAGCCGCTGATTTTAATGATCAGATCAGCGACACCGAAGAACTTATCGAAGAAATCATAGAACGGGACGAACGAGATAGCTACACACAACGCCATGAACACGATACGGCTTTCGAGTCAAGTGTTTCAAGAGCTTATGAACTCTACCCCGACTTTGGGAATGAGGACTCAGAGTTCTTTGAGCGTTGCTCCGAAATCGACGAGAGCCTTCAAGATACCGACGATCCGCGCTACTTCGATGCAAACAAACCTCTTTTGATCGCCAAAATGGCGGCAGCGGAGTTAAATGTTGCACCGAAGCGCAAGGGAAGCAAATCTACTAAAACAGCCACTGCAAAGGCTGCTAATACTGCCGCACAACCTCAGCAACAATCCACTTCGCCCCAGCCTCCAAGGACTGAAAAACCCGGCCAACTACCCGCTGCCAGCGGTGCATCCCGCACTTCTGGCGCTCCAACTGGAGCAGCGGCCTCACTGGCTGAGCAGGTTGGGAACATTAACAATCCCGAGGACTTTGAGCGTCTTGCAAAAGCGGTCCACAGGGAAACTCGTTAATCTCCCCATTCTGCCACAATCTGTGTAAGCCGTTGATCCTTAATCAACAAAAAAAACTAACACAAAAAAATTATGGCATTCCATACTTCAAATGTAACAGGACAAGGCATTGCTAATAGCAACGCTCTCTCAAATGATCCAGCAAACGCCTTCGGTGATGCTGCGTCAGTACGCGAACTCTGGCGCAAAGGTGTCGAGGTCTATGAACAGACCACCGACTTCTTTGCTCAAATGGAGGGCGGCTCCGACGCAATCATCGAAACCATCGCCGACACCACCAAGGGTCGGGGGCAGAAGATTACCTTCACCCAGATGGCTGGCCTCTACAACGAGCCTAAACACGGCGACGAGCTGTTCAACGACGGGGACGACTTTGAGAGCATCAAGCTCCACAGTTATGATCTCTCAGTTGACTTCCTCCGTCACGGGGTTCGCTACACAGAGCGTGCTGAAGAGTTCATGGGTATGCGCGGCGAAATTGCCGTGGGTATTCCTCGCGAACTCGGAAAGTGGATGGGCCGTCAGAAGAGCGAGAAGCTCTTTATGATGTTCCTTCACAAAGGCTCCGCTGAAAACCACATTTATGCTGGTGACAAAGCCGGATACAACAGCCTCGTATCTGCCGACACCCTCGACTATGACACCATTGTCGCGGCAAACACTCAGCTTGCTCGCCTTAATGGTCAGCCCGCTAAGGTCGGAACTGATCAGGCAGGAAACCCTATCCACCGCTATTGCACTGTTGCAACTACCGACGCCCTGTTCTCTTTGGAGCAGGATTCTGACTTCAAGTCATTGCAAGAAAATGCTGGACCGAACGCTTACAGCAATGTTCTGTTCAAGGGTGGTTACACCGACATCCGGGGCAACATCATCAAGAAATACAATCCCATCGACCATGACGGATACGGCGCGATTGCATCTCCTCTGAACCCGAAAGCTGACCTCGGTTGCGATACTACCGACGGATTTCTCAATTCCTCTGTTGGTGGTGCAACGGATACAGACTCCATCTCCGGTGGAGGATCGACTCAAGCTGGCGCTCTGTCTGGAAAGGCTTACTTCAAGTATTTCCCGCTTTTTCAGTTCAAGTTCCTTGCAACCGAGACTATGACTCTGGAAAGCTCGCTGGTATACGCCGATCTCAACACCGCTGGCGGGTTCCTCGTTGCTGTGGTGAACGCTCCGAACGCTGCGGTAGATCCGGGTAAGATTGGTTACTACCATGTATCAGCCAACCTCACGACGCCGGGTGGAGTGAACAAGCTGACCGTAACAAGCGGTGCCACTGGCCGTTACGGCGATGGTTCTGATGGAACCTACTTCAGCAACATCAACAATGGCGATGTTGGAGCAGTAGGAACCAACTGCACCCAAACTCACAGCGCTGGGACATCTACGATCTACTTCGTTAATGATCATGGCGTCCCCATCGGCCACACGCTCTTCCTTGGAAAAGCTGCTGCTCGCCGGGGATACGGCAAATACCGCAACCAGCGTTCGTCTGACGATCATGAGGGCGGTTTCGTTAAGGACATCTTTGTCACTTCCGTCTTCGGACAGGAGCACTGCGAGGATGCAGCAGGGCGCAAGCCCGGATACCTTGTCATCAGTCACGCTGTGCAGTATGCTGGGGTTCCGTTTCCTAACGTAAGCTAATAGCAGGGCTCCCACATCGTGAGCCCAAAATCTCACCGGGGCCTTGGTTGCGAACTTGCAACTGGGGTCCCGGTTCTGCTATAATATGCCCATGGCCATAAAAACAGCAGCAGTATTGGAGCTTCCCGGTAAGGGGAACTTCGCCCCTAACAAGTTTGGAACTCGTTACGGAGCCTTTATCAAGACTAATATCCCGGGGCAAAAAAAAGCTCTTTGGATATTTAAGAGCAAGCTATATGACGTAACTAAGCAGGAAGACGTTGACGAATTTAATGAAATGTGCGCCAACGTCATTCCTAACTGTTACAAAGCCATCAAGTTAGCTCCTACTCCTCGACTTATTGTTCTTCCCGAAGAAGCTAAAAAACCCACAAACAAAAAGGGCGACAAGCCTGAAACCAATCAAACTAAAGAGCCTAAAAAGAAAAAGGGCAAGGCATCCGCCACCCCGACACCCCCGGCTCTTGCAATCCCTCCCTCCGGAGGATAAAGCACCATGACTCTCCTTGAACTTCGTGACAACGTCACCCGTGCCCTCTGGCTTGAACAGGAGGCCACCGTTCCTGATTATATTTGGAACGATGTAACCACTGCGATCAACTCAGGGTTGCAACTGATGTTCTCCTCGCCACTCGACTACTTCCGCAAAGAGGAGATCGACGTTGTTTTTGGCGTAGGCGAATCTGAAAAGAACCTCTATGACGAGGCTGAAGTCCAAGAGGTCATAGGACCTTGCTGGATTCCAGCGGAAGATAGCCGAGAGTTGCATCAAATCACCGACCAATCGGAGTTCAACCAATTTTTCCAGCGATTCTACGGCAAGAACGAGACCGACGCCATCGCTGACGGAGCCCCTGAGGCGCTTATCTACCTAATTCGCACCCGACGATCCCGATCCGAGGATAGCGGTAAGGACGCCTCAGCCTGCTTCCTTGCAATTAAACCTACCCCGACAGCAG